CAGTTGTTCGTCGCGGGCCTGGAATTCCTGGCTCTGCCGACGCTGATAGGCGACCCACTGAGCGTTGGCGCTCTCCTGCTGGTTCGCCATCTCCTGCTGTTGCTGCATATTGTAAACGGTCATGCCGATCGAGAAGGCCAGACCTATCATCGAGATCGGATCGCACATGTAACTTAACCTTACTGCTGTACGTTGCCGGACCCCGTCTGGCGTCCGGTTGCGGCAGTGAGTTGCCGGTTAGCTTCGTACTGACCATAGGCCGGCGCGATCGCCGACGTCAGGCCGATCGCGATGGGTTTGAACATGTCGCCGAGCGCGCCGACATTCGGCTGCGTGAGCTGCGCGTTGGCGACAGAGTTCGCCGCGGTGTTGGCGGCGACGGTCGGATCCTCCGTTGCGTAGAGCTGGTTGTAGGCCTGCTGTTGCTGGCTGGCGATCGACTTGCGCAGCTCGGCGGTGTCGGTATCCGCCTTGGCGTTGAGGCCGCCCAGGTTGACATCGTATTGCTTGGCGAGCTTGCCCTGCACGAAGCCGGCCGCGCCGGACCTCAACAATCCTGCACGCGCGAGATCACTCTCGGCGCCGCGCTTGGCTTCGCTGAACTGATCTTCCAGCTGCGGCCGTGTGTAGTCGAGTTCGGCCTTGCGATACTTGTCATAGAAGCCGTCGTCGAAATTCTCCGGCCCGAACATCTGGTCGATCGTGCCCTTGCCCTGATCCAAACGCGCCTGACGTTTGTTCTCTTTGTCCTTGGCCTCTTGGGCCTGCTGCATCTCAAACTGAACCATCTGATTGTTTGAGGGACCACTTTTTCCGCCCATGATTTAAATCCCTCAAATCTGTGTCGTCGTTGTCGCCGGGTCGATCGGACCCTTGAACAGTGGCGACGGTCCCTGACCATATTCCGCCCAGAACGACGGCGGCGCCAGCACGGCTTTGGCCGCGGTGTCGCCCGTCGTTTCGGTATTGGATTCGCCTTCGGGCAGCGACGTCACCGGAGGCGGCTTGGCAGTGGCGTCACGCGCCGCCTTCTTGACGTTGATGTTCTGCTGATATTTCGAGTAGTCGATCGGGGCTTCCAGGGCGAGCGTCCTCTTCGCCTCTTCCGGCGTTCCGTAGCCTGATGTGTCGGGCGGTGGGTTGTAGTATTGCTGCCCGCCGCCGCCTTTGCCGCCCATGATACGTTCCTTACTGAATCGTCTTGATGGCGCCGGTCGATCGTCCCGTCGGGTTCGTTTTGTTAGCCCCGCCGACCCAGTAGCTGGGCGGCGACAGGACACTTCCGCCGAGCGCGTTGCCGAGGCCTTCGGTGCCTGCGGCATTGCCCGCTGAGGTCGGCGTGGTGATGGCGCCGCCGGCCTGGATCGGATTGCCGAGTGGCGTGTGCGCGAGCTTATCCGCGGCCGCCTTGTCGGCAGCGGCCTGGTCGGACGCAGCCTTGTCAGCAGCCGACTTGTCGGCAGCGGCCTGGTCGGCCGCGGCTTTGTCGGCGGCCCTCTGGTCCGCAGCGGCCTGGTCGGCGGCCGCCTTGTCGGAAGCCGCCTTGTCGGCGGCAGCCTTGTCGGCGGCCGCTTTGTCCTTGGCCTGCTGTTCACGCCAAACCGGCATCCAACCAGGCTCTTCGTTTCCGCCGCCGCCCTTGCCACCCATGATCAGATCCTCACGTTTGTGTTGTCTTCATTGAACCGATGTCGCTCTTCTTCCCGCCCGCCTTGAAGCCGCTGCTGCCGCCGACCCAGTAATCCGGCGGGTCGAGAACGGAGCCACCGAGCGTCAGGCCGGTGTCTCCGGCCGGAGCCGGGGTAGCGGGTTCAGGCGTTGCCGGCGCCGGCGTAGCCGGCGTCACCTCCGGTTCGGCCGCCTTCTCTGGCTCGGCCGCTGCCGCCGGTGCGGCTGTCTCTGCGGCCGGCGCGGCCGGCGGTGCGGAGCCATACATCTCGGTGAACACCGACTGCATCCAGGGGTCGGTGTATCCGCCCGGCATCCTGGTGTCGGCCGGATTTTTGGCACCGCCATAGTTGGAGTACCAGTCCGCTTCGGTGGCGTAATTCTTACGATTCTCTTCGAACACAGGCTTCCAGCTGGCTTGCATATCGGGATTTTTGACATCCCAACTGGTTGCCTGGCCGCCGCCACCACCGCCCTTGCCACCCATCACAGCACCTTTCGAAAGATCGTACCGACGTAGTCCGCACCGAAGTGTCGGCCGATCATGTTCATCAGCGAGTTCTGCGCCGGCAGGCCGGAGGCGATCGGGAAGTTCATGATCGCGCAGCCGTCGGCACGGGCCAGTTCGATAGCCAACCCTACCAGCCGGCGGCCGAGGTCGCTACGGCGCAGCCGCGGCAGGACGAAGGTTTCGTCCATGACCGCGATCGGCTTGTCAGTGTAGGCGGTGTAGGGATGGTAGCTGCACAGGCCGACCAGCTCCTCGCCTTCGTAGGCCAGCGCGTGCGGGGCGTAGTTGTTCGGGATCGCGTAGCTGAGATAGGCCAGCGCGCCAGGGCGGTTGAACTTCATGTGCTGCGCCCAGATCGTCAGGCCGAAGAACTTCTCCAGCATGTCGACGATCGCCGGAATGTCGGCCGCCTTCGCCACACGCAACTCAATGTGTGGCGTGTGCGTGCGTCTCGCTTTGAGCGTCGTTGGCAGGGACATATTCATCGGCAAGCCATCTGTAGGATGTGAAGTCTTCGCCTCCGCTACCGTAGCCGCGCAAGGTTGCTTCGGATTTAGCACCTATCAGTCGCATGAAACGTGCGACGTCGTCACGCCGGGCCAGGGCCGCAGCCTCGACCCGGTGGTAATTCTGGTCGTACAACATCGGCAGTACGAATTCCCTGATCTGCCGCAGCATCGGCAGCAGCGCCCGACCCCAGGCATCGGTGCCGAACGCGAAGCCGCCGCCGACGCCACTGCGCCGGTGAGTCATGCCCCAGACCGCGATCGGGCCGTAGTCGTAATCGAAAGCGCAGAACGCGAACACCCGGTAGCGCATGATCATCTCGGGCAGTCGTTCGAGATCTGTCTCGGCCGCAGCCATCTCCAGCGCGTCGTCGGTGCGCAGGTTCTCCAGGACGGCGCGAATATGCCCGCGGTCGGCGTTGACGATTTCAATCATCCGCTTTCCGATACCTGATAGTGGACGACCATGTTGGACAGCGTCTGCGGTCCCGCCTCGACCGATCGCAGCCGCAGCGACATGTGCGTCGAGTGGCCGTGGATGGGAAAGCGCCCTTGCAGGAAGGTCGCCCCGTCGAAGTAGCCGACGAAGTCTTCGGCATAGGGATCCTCGACGTTGAAGGCGCAGGACACCTCCCACGGCACGCCGGCGCAGGTGGCGTCCAGCCCGCTGAAGGTCTTGAAGGTCGCGACCTGTTCGCCGGCGTGAAAAGGGAAGATCAGCTCGACCATGCAATCGTCGAAGGTCGGGCCTTCGTCCGACACGCCGCCATAGGCGTAGACGAGGTTATGGTCGTCGCGGACGACGACGCGGTTATTGTGGATGGCCGCGGCCGTGATCACAAATCCAGGATCATATTCCGACCAGGCGGTGATCTTCGGTCCCGGAAATGCTGAGAGGATGTAGATTTTGGACGATGGCGTGGCGCCTTCGTAATCGGTCGACCCGGCCATGATAATCCAGAACCTGCCCGTCACCGGCTGGAGGATCGAGATCGCGCCCGACATCCAGTCTTCGCCCATGTACTTGAACAGATCCTGCATCAGCGGATCGAGCGGCGAGCCGATGTCCGACACGGCCGCGGCCAAACTCGAGTTTCTCGCGCGGAGCGAGCGGATGCCGGAATGGCTGAGATACATCACGTCGCCGGAGCCATACTGCAACACCGAACGCCAGGCGATCGTGCCGGCCTGGCGCAGCGTCTGGACGTACTGATTGCGAGTGAAGTCCGGGTCCATCACCCACAGCTGCACCGCGGACGACGAGAAGATCGCGAGCTTGTCGTAGTAGACTTCCAACGCGACCGAAGCCGCCATGTCGGAATCACCCATCGACAGGTCAATGAAGTTGGTGGGATCCGGCGGCGTCAGGCCGGACCAGTCGACGGCGTTGCCGATCTCCGAGAAGTACAACGTCGAGCCTTCGACCGTGTACATCTTGTTCTTGTAGGTGCGGCAGTAGAACCCGCGCGCGAGCGGCTGGTCGACGCCGGCGTAGTAGCGGCCGACCGTGCCGGCGGCGTCCTTCCACAGGATGCAGAACACCTCGTTGTCGAACAGGTCGTAGTCAACGATTTCGTGAATGGTGAGGGTGGCCTGGCCAAGCACGCCGACCGACCAGATGCCGGAGGGCGGCTCGGTCTTGTAGGGTCCGTTCGGCCCGAAAGTGTAGAGCTTGTTGTTGACCTCGACGAGGCCTTTGCTTTCAGGCGACACTTCCCAGAACGGCACGAAGGCCTGGCGCTTCTCGATCTCGCCGCCGGGCGTGACATGGCAATTGAGCATCGATCGCAGCGTGCCGGCCGGAGCGGTTAGTTCGCTTCTGCGGAGATCTAGTCCGGCGGCGAAGTCTGTGATCGTAAAATATGGCACATGCTACCCCGGAATGTAGTCGATGTAGGGAACCGACCGACGGCTCTTATCGGGGTCGTTGCCGCCACGGTAGATGCCGCCCATGTTGTAGTTTTGGCGTTTATCCGCGCCCTGGTCGGCCAGGATCCGGCGCAAATAGTTCTGCGCCTTGGTCAGCTTCATCGGTGCTGCTTCGGATTTTTGTGTCGCCATGACCTCGGCCGCGGCGAACAGCACGATCGCCTTGGAATCGATGATGCAGGTATCGGTCGGCGAAATCAGCGGCGATAGCGGCGCCTGTCCTTCGAACCGCAGCGACATGCCGCTGGCGCTGGGCGCGGGCAATATCTCCAGCTGACCGACCGGATTGGTGATGACGGTCCCGTCGGTGGCGTCGACCGTCACGGTGGGCACGTTGCGCCAGCGCAACGGCTTGCCGGCAGGAACCGGGCCGTGCGTCATGAAAGCCTTGATGCCGTAAGTCAGCAGCTCCCATTTTCCGGTCGGGCTATCGGCGACGTAGATGTTGGCGATCTGATCGAACGCCATAATTTGCGGGTAACTGTAAACCGACTGGTTCGCAGCCAGCGACTGGTCGGTCCAGATCTTCAGGTGCTGCCAGTTATAGGCATCCCAGAGTTCGCGCTGTTGCCGCGCCAGGATGATGTCGAGCGTGTCCTGCGCCTGAATTCCCTGGTTGGGATTAAGCGACGTTCCAGTTTCGGCCCGCAGCTCGCGCCGCAGTTCTAGCAACGTCACCCCGAGCGGCATTACGCCTCCTTATGGATCTCGGCCGGCACCGGCGATCGGCGACCGCGGCCCGGTTTGAAGATCGGCTCCAACTGTGTCGCCGCCTTGACGACCTCGTCCTCACCGTCATCCTCTTCATCGTCGCCGTTGCCGGGCTTCGGCTCGGCCGCCTGCACGCCGCCCACGTAACGCGGCAGGTCGGTGTCTTCGGTCATCATGTATTCCATGCGGAAGTTGCGGCCTGGGAAGCAACTCTCGACGACGCGGTGGCCGTAGAGGGTGAGCAGGCGGTTCTTCTCTTCCGTTGGCCAGACTTCACCGACGCCGACGGGCATGATGTCCATGACGTTCTCGTCGCCGTGCAGTGCCTGCAACACCTGCACTTCAGGCCAGGTCACCGGATTGTACTGGTCGTAGTGGACGGTGTGGCAGTTCTGCCCCGCCAGGTTGACCTTGCAAGTGCAGTACTGAATCTTCTTCGTCATGCCGTACACTCCATCCAGTCAGTCGCCAGCAGATCAGTCTGCGAGCAAAGCCACGGCACCAACTTGCCGTCGGCAGTTTTCATGTAGACGTAGGGCAGCGACATCTTCGAATTGGCGTCGGGCACCTGTAATTTGAGCCACATGTTCTTGCCGTTCCAGCCCTGGCGGCAGACGCTGCCGCCGTTCTGCATGATGCTGATGGCGTGGCCAATATCCATGCCGTTCATGACGCTTCCTCCTTCGGCGTCGTCGCCGCCTTCACCGCCCACATCGCGGCCTCTTCGTACGCGGTCTGCGCCAGGGCGGCGAGGCGGCCCTGTTCAGCACGCAGCGGCTCGGGGGCGGAGTTTTTCAGATCCTCGCACAGGTCGATCAGGTCCGCGGTGTATCGCTTCAGCTTGTCGACGACGTTGTCCTTGCTCGGGCTGAAGCTTTCGCGCACGCGGTCGGCACCGAGTGACATGCCGTCGGGATTAGCCATGTAGCCTCCTGTTGAAAGCGCCGGGATGAAAGGCTCGGTTCGACACGAACCCTACACCCCGGCGTTCTCGATCAGACAATGTCGATGACAACTGCGCCGTTAAGACGCCGCGCACAGAGTTGCCCGGTCGAAGTGATCGAGCGATACAGGACGTACTTGTCCGGCGTGCGCTCGGGTGAGTGCTGGTGGCGCCACTCGTCCTGCATCGCGACCAGGTAGATGTCGCGGCTGTCGTACCAGTAGCAACGCTTGGACTTGCCGAGCGTATCGAGCGTCGGGTCGTATTCGAAGTCAGTCCCCATGTAGGAGATCTGGCCGACGGACACGTCCTTGCCGCTGGAAAAGCCCTGCATGCTGTAGTTACCGTTGGCGCGCAGTTCGGATTCCAGCGCACCCATCCAGTCGGATCCGCAGAACGCCGTATTGGGCTTGGCGCCGTAACGGGTCAGCTGGCGGTACTCCTTCTGGAGCAGCGTGATCAGCGCACCGCCATTCGTGGCGGATGAGGTGATCGGGGCGCCGCCCCATGCCGCCTTGGCGGGCGTGCCGGTAACCGCGGTGCCCATGGCAGCAGTGTAGGCCCGATTACGCCACCACGGACGGGTTGCGCGATCGATGCCGGCCACGATGCCTGCGGTCGGATCGTCTGTGATCAACGCCGCCATGCCGGCGAGCGCCTTGGGATCGGCTGCACCATTCGTCCACAGCAGGTTGTTCATGCCGCGAGCGTACTGCTCGGACACGTCCTGCAATGCGTCTTGCAGCAGGCCGACCAGCACGGTGTCGTCACGGCCGGAGTGCTCCGACGTGTCGTCCATGTTGGCGCTGTCGGTCACGGTGATGCCATCCGACTTCAGTTCGGAGTGCGTCAGCATGATGCCGATGTGGTGTTCCTTCCAGGGGAAGATCGCCTGGGTGAGGTTCGCCGGGGTGTAGTAGGTGACCGCGTCGTCGAGCTGGTAGCCCTTGACCTGGTCGTCGGTGCCGGGGGCTGCGGTGTTACCGAAGTCGCCCTTGACCGAAACGATGATGTTTCCCTTGCCGCCGGGGAAGGTCTTCTTCTTGGACTCCATCGAGGCCAAAAGCGGCTTCTCTTGGATCGCCTCCTGGAAGGCGGTCCCCTTGTTCATCCACCAGTCGAGGGCGGCGGTCGT